TTAAGCTCTTTGCCAGACGCAATCCATATCCGTCTCCGGATCAGCGAAGACGGCCTGCTTCAGCCTGCCTTCGACCCTTGACAGCTTAATCAGCAGCTCACTCGCTTTCTTCGGGTCGATGCCCACGTACTCAGCAACCTCATTCGTTGAAGCGATTATTTTGACGCAGACAAATTCGTAGATTCGCTCTTCAATTTCTTCGTCAGGGTCCAGTGCCGAGCGGTACGCCGCGTCGACCTCGTCCACGGTCATGGGACTGACTCTTTCGTCTATCCTCTTGTCGATGATATTCAACAGCGCAGCATTGGAATCGCCTATCTGGCGCCTTTGCTCATCAAACTCATTCTGCATGTAGAAAATCACCAGAGGAATAGCCACTGCAGCTATCGCCATGATGACGTTAGCGACCACGTTGATCCAATCAAGAACAGTTGGGGCATCCATCATCTTCCTCCAGGCAGATACTCCTTCGCAAGTGACTCTAAACAAGTGCGATCTCTCGCGATGAGAGAGTCCCACACACAGTCGCCATTCATCAGCATACGATTTAAATTATTTACCTGAGCGTCATCCAGCCGGCCAACGCTCATGAAGGAATCGTCTCTGGACTTGCGCCTAAGCACAACAGCATAGTTAGGACTTAATGGGAAGTAGACAGCGGAGGGGTTTGTATCAGATTCATCTTCCCAGGCCACATAGACAGGAAAAGAGGCTGTTATAAAATTAGCTCCTATAATCGCCTTGTAGAAGCAGCAATCCATACCAAGCAGCATTTCAATCAAGGAGTAAAGCGGGGTCCCCTCGTAATACTGAAACAGAGCGGTATCCAAATAAGCGAGTTCAACAAGCGCGCCAAGCTCACCCGAGCACCCATTCAAATCCATAGCCATAACGTCGTCATCAGAGAGAAAGCGATTGCGTTCTAGGTCAGCAGCGTGTACGTCGGCATTGGCCCTTACGTCATCAAGCCACTTGGGATTTCGTACTATAAAGCTAGAAATCAATATCACAAGCTTGAGATACAGGTCGCCGCATTCCTCGCCTTTTGGCAGAACCCAGCGGTCGAGATATTCCAGCAACGAGTGGTAGGCATCCGCGAGCTGGTCCTCGACCTTGCCAAGCTTAGCCTCAACGACGCCTTGTTCAATGAACCTGTCTTCGTCTCGGGGAACCCGTTTCTTAACCTCATATAGATAATTCTTTGAACACACTCCCTCAGGCTTTGTGCGAAACACCTTCCCCAATTCAATGGGATTCCGTCTAACCACATTGAGGTAGCCTCGATCATCGACAAACGACTTAAGATAGAAACGCGGCACATAATGCTGATTCTTAACATTCGCCATACGATAATCCTCTCGAGCTATCAATAAGGAATGCAACAGGAATACAGTCATTGCCAACTAGTTGCCTCGCACTCTTGATAACGCATAATACCCGTCGCAAATTGACCATGCATAGTGGGATACGGACCGCATCAGCACCGTACCTGCGCCCTAAGTCAAATTAAATACCAGAGGCAATCAAACCGATTGCAGAGTTCTTGAGTAATGCAAAGTATTCCCGAGGATGGCAGCAAAACAGCATAACCACCATCCTCGGGACTTGAATTCTCATTCCTAGTGCAACGCCCCTAGCGGGAAAGGCCTGCGGCTCCCGACGGAATGGCACTTGCGACAGAAACAAGACATCGGGGGAGCCATGGGCCGGTACAGCCATTTTACCCTACGGGAGCGCGGGGGCATCATGGCCATGCGCTCTGCAGGCGCGTCCGTGCGCGACATCGCGAGGGCGATAGGGAGGAACAAGCCGACGGTCTCCAGGGAACTCTCCCGCAACCGGGGCTGCAGCGGCTACCGCGCGTCGGCGGCGCAGGGCGCCAACCTGCGGCGGCGCGCAGCGTGCGTGCGTCCCAAGAGGCTCGACGACCCCGAGCTTGCGCCCTGGTCGAGGGGCTCATCAGCGAAAGGCGCTGGTCGCCTGAGCAGGTCGCCGGTAGGCTCGCCCTCGAGCGCCCCGGGCTGGCCGTCTCTGCCTCGACGATCCACCGCGCCGCCAACGCCAGGAGACTGAGCCCGCCCGAGCTCGCGCGCACGGCCCGCGGTCTGCGCTCGAGGCTGCGCCACAAGGGCAAGAGGCGCCACCGCGAGGGCGTCGAGGAGCGCCGGGGCAAGATCCCGGGAACCCGCCTCATAGGCGAGAGGCCCGCCAAGACGAGGCGAGGTCGAGACTCGGGGACCGGGAGGGAGACACCGTGGTCGGCCGGGGCGCCGGGCCCTGCCTGGTCACGCTTGTCGACAGGAGGAGCGGCTGCCTGGAGGGCGGACTGGCCGCCGTGGAGACCGAGGTGCTGCTCAGGCATCCGGCCAGCAGGACCGTGACGCTAGACCGCGGCAAAGAGTTCTCGTCGTTCGCCGAGGTCAAGGCCGTCACGGGTGCCACGTTCAACTTCACCCCGCCGCATCACCCCTGGCAGCGCGGCACCAACAAGAACACCAACGGCCTGCCGCGGGAGTACTTCCCGAAGGGCACCGACTTCACCGGCGTGGGCGAGGAAGAGGTCGCGAAGGCATACCATGCCATCAATGAGAGGCCTCGCAAGCGTCTCGGCTTTAGGCCCCGTACGAGGCATGCTACTCGCAGGAGTTGCACTTGCTGTGGGAATTCAAGGTTGAATACAGGAAAGCGAAATTAAAGGCCTACACCCTGTATGAACTGCATCCCAAAACTTGGACGGCTTAAACAAGAACTACGCCGCAAGGGGCTGGCTCCGGAACTCCTCCGGGGTCAGTCCCTTCAGTCTAACCTGCCTTCGCGTCGTGTTCCAATGGGCGACGTACGCGTCCAGGTCCGCCTTGAAGGACTCGAAGTCGGGCCATGTCCTTCCCCGGAAGAACTCGTCCTTCATGTGGCCGAAGACCTGCCCGGTGGCGCCGTTGTCGATGCAGTTGCCCTTTCTGGACATGCTCTGGACGATCCCGGCGTCCCTCAGCCTCCCACACCATGCGGCGTGCTGGTACTGCCAGCCCATGTCGCTGTGGAGCACCGGTTTCGCGCCCTCGGGCATCTTCGCCAGCAGCTGGTCGAGCAGCTCGGCCTGGTGCGCCATGTCCGGGCCGGTCGACGTCGACCACGCGACTATCTCCTTGCTTCCGAAGTCGTACACCGGCGCGAAGTAGGCCTTGCCCCAGGGCTGCCTGAACTCGGTGACGTCGGTGCCCATCTTCTGCCACGGCCCGTCGGCGGCGAAGTCGCGCCCGATGACGTTCTCGAACGTCTCGCCCACGACGCCCCTGTACGAGTTGTACCTGTGGTAGTCGGTCTCGCGGCGGATGCCGCAGCGGACCCCCATCTCCCGCATCATCTTGAGCACGGTCTTGCAGGCTATGCGCGCGCCCAGTTCGGCGCGCAGGCACATGGCGACCTGACGGTGGCCGCACCCGTTGGCCGTGCGCGAGAAGATCTCCGCCACCGCGTCCCACAGCTCCGGGCGCGTCGGCCTGGCCGGGTGCGACAGCGCGTAGTAGTAGCTGGACCGGGCCAGGCCGGCGCACTCCAGCAGACGCCCCAGCTCGTGCCCCTCTTCGCGCAGGGCGCCCACGGCCTCGACCCTCGCCCTGGTCAGAGCCCGTCCCTCTCGACCAGGGCACGCATTTTTTAGGTAGGCCACCTCGGTCTCGAGCCTTCGGCAGCGCTCCTCGAGCTCCTGCTCGCGGGTGTGCCCGCGCGCCCTGGGGCCGGACCCCCTCGACCCGCCCCTGGGCTTGGGCCTGAGCGCCTCGGCGCCGCCCTCGCGGTAGAGCGCGCACCATCTCTTGAGCGGCGCCACAGACATGACCCCGAACGCCTCCATGGCGTCCCGCCTGCTCATGCCGCCGTCGACCACGGCCGAGGCGGCGGCGACCTTCTGCCCGAATGCGTACCTGGCCTGCCTGCCGTCCATGGATAGCAGCGCCTCGCTTCCGAACGACCGGTATACGCAGAGCCATTGTCTCACGGTGCCGCGCGGGACCGATAGCGCCTTCGCCGCCGACTTGTAGCCGTGGCCTCGCTCGAAGAGCCCGATCGCCGCCTTCCTGGCCTCGATGTCGTGCTTCGCCCTCAAGTCGACTCGCATAAAAAGCCTCCCATTTCTCGTGTCCAAGAAATGGGAGGCAGTTCAGTATGGGAGGGGGTATTTAGCTTCCTTTACGTTAACATGTATACCCCGGAGCACACAACATAAACTTATTTCTAATTCGACGAGGGGGGGGTGAAAACCGGTTGCCCAACATGGGTCTTTACCTGATAATTACGCTTAATTTTGATTGTTTTATTTGATGTTCGAACTCAAAATAGCAGGTAGGTTATGACACGTCCCTAACAATTTCCCAATTGCACAGACGCGATTGGACAAGTTGGGGCTTGGGGTGCGCGGTGGCCGCCACTGGGCGTTTTGTTGCACAACTTTTGGGCTAGAGTGTGCCATTGGGAACTGGAGTTGGTGGCAGGCTGCCGTCGCGCGACAAAAAACGCCCCGTCGGAGAACTCCGACGGGGCGCAGACTTTGTGGTGGGCCTCGTATGACACCAGAAGAACGCTCGTCGTTCTCGCAGGCGGAATCGTAATAGAAGCGAGGCTTGCAGCATAGAGAAATGAAAAAGGGCCCCTCCCCGGCGCGATGCCGAGGAGGGGCCCTTGGTGTCGGTACTAGTCCGGTAATAGTACGGTACTAGTCGGTACTAGTACGGTCTGAGCAGGTTCGACCCTACCGCTCGGTCAGTCCGATGGAGTGGGTCAGCATCGCGCCGGAGGAGTCGAAGCCGTAGAAGGTGCCGCCGATCATCTTCACCTCGTCGGCGCTCATGGAGCCGTCTGGGTTCAGCCAGTACCACTTGCCGCCGTCCCTCTGCCAGCCCTGCACCATGGACCCGTTCTCGTCCAGGAAGTACCACTTGTCGCCGACCATCCTCCAGCCGGTTGCCATGGCGCCGGACTCGTCCAGGAAGTACCACTTCCCGTCCACCCGCTGCCACCCGGTGAGCATCGCGCCGTCCGCGCCGAGGTAGTACCAGCTGCCGTTGTCGCGCTGCCAGCCCGTGAGCATCCAGCCGTCGGCGTCGAAGAGGTACCACTTGCCGGAGACCAGCTCCCAGCCGGACTTGGTGAAGCTGCCGTCCGCGTGGCGGTACCACCAGCGGCCGTCGCCTGCCTGCACCCACTCGTCCTTGGGCGCGGGCGTGCTTCCCGCCGTGATGCGGGAGTGCAGAGCCTCCCACTTTGCAGAGTCCACGTAGGGCGCTGGGCACAGCTTGCCCGTGACGTCGTAGTGGCGGATCACGTGGTCTGCGGGGATGCCGTACTTGGCCATGAGCGCCCGCACGAGGGCGGTGAGCGTCTCTATCTGCGCCTCGGTGAAGTCCTCGCCAGCCGAGACGTTCTCGATGCCGATGCTCCTGCAGTTCATCGCCCACTTGCCCGCGTGCCACGCGATGTCGGACTCGGAGACGGACTGGCAAAGCGTGCCGTCCCTGTCGATGAAGTAGTGGGCGCTCGCCTGCGCGTCGTGCGTGGAGAAGTACACGAGGTTGTTGCGGGCGCTCGCGTCCGTCCCGGTGTAGTGGACCACGATGTAGTCGATGGCGCTGCCGCGCCTTCCCTTGGTGTAGTTGCGGCTGTCGCACTGGACGAACTCCGCGATGTTCGGCATGGCCAACCTACTCGCCGCCCCTCGCGTTGTCGAATATCTTGCCGAGCGGGCTGTTGGCCAGCTCGGGAGACGCGCTCACCACGTTCTCCCAGATGGAGGTGACCTCCATGAGGATGATGACGATGGAGATTCCCACCACGGTCACGCCGGACAGGGCGTCCATGCCCTCCACGTGCTGGCACACCACCTCGATGACGAAGGCCAGAAGCTCGATGCACAGCAGCAGCGCCTTGTGGCCAAGGCCCTCGCGCATCTTGGTGCTGGACACGGCGTGGTTGATGACCGCGCCCACGTAGCCCGTGAGCACGTCGAGCCCCATGCAGGAGACCGCGCCCCCGAAGGCGTAGCACATGGACTCGCTTATCTGGATGACTGGAGACACTTGGGGTTCCTCCCTACGAGTTGTAGACAGGCCAGCTGGCCATGCCGTACATGTGGTTGCTTCCGTTGTTGTAGAGCCAGACCTCGCCGGGGTTGGTGCCGTTTGAGCCGCCGACCCACGCCATGGCCGCGTGGTCGTCGCGCCAGCAGGCCATGGGGTGGTAGAGGTCGTGCGGGAGCCTCGCGGAGGCGGGCAGCGTCCCGCACTTCCACCCGCCCGAGCCAACCCCGGGGACGTGGCAGACCTCGAGGTACACCACGCCCATGAGCATCCGCCAGCGCACGTAGTCTCCGGCGCTGGAGGGGGACTTCCAGAGGTAGGTCCACCCCTGGGTGAGCGCCGCGAGGTCGAGGAGGCGCAGCAGGCCGGAGAGCGGCCGGCTGGCCACGGCCGAGGACGCCACGCCCGTGAGCGTGAGCCCGCCCAGCCGCAGGCCCTCGGAGGGCGCGGCGGCGAGGATGCCCACGCCCCTGCCCTGGTTGGCCACGTCTATGGGTATGGCCGCGGCGCCGACCGTGGCCGAGCGCGTGGTGGAGCCGCCCAGGGCGTCCGTCACGGTGAGTTCGACCTCGTGCGGCGAGCTGGTGTCTGCCGGGAAGGCGGCCACTGCGGTGCCGGACTTGCCCGTGGTCGTGCCGGACGGTGCCGTGGACGCCCAGGAGCCGCCCGCGACGCGGTGCCGGCAGGTCACCGACTTGGCCGCGTTGGACGCGTTCGTGGAGGCGTCCACCGACCACGCCAGCGACGCCCTCACGTAGCCGCCCGTCGGGGACTCGGCGGTCGCGGACGCCGCCGCCACGCGCATGGCTGCCAGCGTGGCGGCGGGCGGCGAGTAGGTCTGCCGCCAGACGGCGTAGAGCGCCAGGGCCGCGTCCGTGGCGTAGGAGCCGCCGGGCTGGTAGGAGGCGGCCCCCGAGGCGCTCGTGGCCCATCCCAGGAACTCGTGGTTGGCGCGGGTGGGGACGGTCTTGGAGAGCGTCAGGGTGTCTCCGGCCCACTTGGTCTGGGACGAGGGCGCGCCGGAGCCGCCGTTCGCCGAGTAGGTGACCTTCCAGGACGGCTTGGCGGGGAGCGAGACGGTCGCCGTGGCCGAGCTGCTTCCGTTGCCGAAGCCGCCCGTGACGTTGAAGGTGGCGCCGAAGCTCACCTGCCTCGCCGAGGTGTCGCGCCCGTACCAGGTGTCCCACTGGTAGAAGGTGAACTCGGACCCCGCCGAGTTCGAGAACGTCCCCTCCCACCAGCCGTCGCTGTCGTTGGTGGCGGTGACGTGGCCGTTCGCGTGCACGTCCATCGCGCCCGAGGACCACGCCACGCACTGGATGCGCAGGTAGCAGCGCGTGCTCGTGCGCCACGACGTCTCCTCGTAGACGCGCACGCCCACGCACCACCTCTGGCCCGTCCCGGTGCTGACGTAGTTGCCCCAGACGGTGGTCATCTCGGAGTAGGCCATCAGTCACCACCTCCCACGTAGACGAGCGAGACGCGGCCGCCGTCCTCGCTCACGCGCCACTGGTAGCCGCCGAGCGAGACGCGCCGCGCCTCGACGCTGCGGGTCTTGGCGTCCAGGCGCATGACCACGTCCTCGCCGCTCCTGAACTCCTGGGCGTCCGGCATGATGGCGACCGACATGCCGCCGTCAGACTCCCCGCCCGATATGACGAGGCCGTCCGCCGAGAAGTCCATGTGCCGCTCGACCGCCGCCGTGACCTCGCCCTGCGACGCCACGCGGCTGGCCGTGGCGGCGAGCCCGTCGGCCGTCTGCGCGAGCTCCGTGGAGGTGGCGTAGGCGCTCATGCCGCTCTTGGTCTGGTAGTTGGACGCCACGGTCGCCTTGAAGCCGTCCAGGGTGGCGCTGGTGGAGGTCGCCTGGCTCATGGCGGCGCCCGCCGTCTCCCACGCCGCGTGGGCGTAGGCGAAGGACGCCACCTCGGTCGGCGTGGTCCAGGCGGCCGCGCCGTCGGAAAGCACGGTGCGGACGCAGCGCCACTCCTTGCCCGAGTAGCCGTCGGGGACGGCAGGCTCGGTCGTGGACCACCCGCTCGGGTCTGCGGTGCCGCTCGGCGTCGGCGGCTTGGACGCGTCGAGGCGCCAGAAGGTCGTGACGGACCTGACGGAGACGCCCTGCGGGCCGGTGTCGCCCTTGTCGCCCTTCGCACCGTCGGCGCCCGCCTCTCCCGTGACGCGCACCGGCTCGGACGCCTCGCTGCGCCCGTCCCCGTAGGTGACGGTCGTGCGCATCCACGTGTAGTAGCCGTCGGCGGGCGTGGGCGGCGCGACGGACCACGCGGCGCCCACGCCTGGCGGCTCCGTTGCGCTCTCGGTCGCGGCGTACTCAACCCTGGTCGAGGTGACGGCCATCTGGCCGGTCTTGCGGGCCTCCTCGAGGGCCTTGCTGGCGTCCCAGGAGACCTCTGCCACGAGGTCGCGGACGGCGAGCGCGAAGGCCTCGGTCGGCTCGGAGGCGTTGCCCGAGACGTCCACGGCCACCGCCGTGCAGGACAGCTCGGTGCCGGCCTTCGCCCTCATGGAGCAGCTGCCGGCCCGCCTGAGCCTGCCGACCACCGACTCCCCCGCGCGGAGCTCGACGTAGTCGAGGTCGGCGGGCACGCCGCCCTCGAGGGTCCCGTCCCAGCGGGCGGTGACGTCCCCGGCAGAGGAGGACCAGGAGACGCCCGTGGGTCGGCCCGGCGGCGTGGTGTCGCCGACGAACTGCCGGATTCCCCCGTCCGTGCCGATGACGGTGCGGGTGCCGTCGGGGCTGCGGACGCTGATGGTGCCCGCGGGCGCGGTGGCCTGCCCCGGGCGGCGGAGAGCGCCCTGGACGCCACGATGGCGGCGGCGCTCCTGAAGTCGGGCGAAAGGTCGCGGTGGATCATCTGCCCCTCCCTAGGTCTCCGCGGGGTCCCTCATCGGGTCGAACTTGAGCGTCACGAGGGTGCCGAGGTCGCCGCTCATCTCCATGAGCCGCACGGGGTACTCCCCGTCCGGGATGGTCGGGAACCCCTCCACGGCCAGCGTCATGGCGTCCCCGGGCCACACCTCGCCGATGCGCGGCACCTGCGGGTCGGCCAGGTCGACCGTGCAGGTCACCTGGCAGATGGGCCACCAGTCGGCCCTGAGGCGGCCCTTCGCGTGGGACTCCAGCAGCGCGTGGTCGTCCGAGCCGGTGCAGCTCATGCACTCCTCGACGATGGGCCACGGGTCGCTCTGGCGGCAGTAGGTCAGGTCCTCCGCGAGGTAGCAGTCCTGCTCCTCCTCGCTGCCCGCGCCGGTGGCGTAGACGCGCTCCACGGGGCCGAGGTGGACGACCTTGAGGGAGTGGACGCTTCCCGCTCCGTGGAACCACTGCAGGCGGCGGACGCTGTCCTGCCCCACGTAGGGGTCGGCGTCGCTTCCGGCCACCATGCGCAGGCGCACGTGGTGGGCGTCCGCCATGTAGGGGCGGAAGGTGATGTCGGGGCCGCCCTCGACGTTCGCTATCTTCTCGAGGACGTCGGCCGCCGAGAGGTTGGAGACGTTCCAGGGGAAGTAGGAGCGCTCGTGGCCGCCGCGCTCGTAGAAGTCGCCCCAGTCGATGGGCAAAGACCCCGCGGGCTTCCCCTCGGTGGCGTACCAGCCGACGTTCGCGGCGATGGCCCTCAGGCTGAGGTTGTCGAGCGAGATGGCGGGTGCGCCCTTGCGGAAGTCCCCCTCGCGGACCACGTAGCGCTGGGAGAGCAGCGTCATGACGCTGTCCAGCGAGAAGCTGGTGTCCAGCGCGGTGTCGGTGCGCTGGCCTATCGCCCCGAAGACGAGCGGCACGGTCGCGCCGCCCTCCTCCCAGCAGAGCGCTATCGCCCTCTTGCCGGCCGTCAGCTCGTGCGCCCTCTCGCAGGCGGTGCTGCCCCACACGGCGCTCCACGGCACGGTGAGCGAGGACGCCTCGCCCTCGCCGGTGCCCTTGTCCCTCGTGGTGGCGAGCGAGGCGTCCGAGACCGACAGGCTCCACGAGCACGAAGGCACGTCGATGGGTCGGCGCAGCTCGCCCGTGATGGTGTCGGCCGTGTAGAGCCGCCAGCTCACCCGACGCCCCCGAGGTCGATGACGCGCATGTACTGCCCCGGGATGGAGCCGGCCTCGTACTGGGTGACCACCGAGCTCACGAGATCGCTGCCGCTTCCCCAGAGGCGCGCCGCGACGGTGTGGTCCCCCTTGGCGAGGTCGAGCGTCCAGAAGAAGGTCTTGGTCTCGGTCACGTAGGGCGTGCAGGAGAACTTGAAGCACTGCTGCACGACGCCATCCAACAGCAGCTCGACGTAGCCGGACCCCATCCAGTCCTTGGTCTCGCAGTCGTCGGCCCACACGGAGACGGCCATCATGACCAGAACGCAGCGGGTCTGCGTGGCCACCAACACGTTGGCCGTGGAGAACGTCCAGGACTCACCCTTCCTGACCTTGCGGCGGTTGGTGGTGTTCAGCCACTCGTGGCCGCCGCGAGCGAGGCCCTGCGAGACGCCGCGCCGCGCCGCCCAGTCCTGCCCGTCCGAGAAGTCGGCGTCGGCGGACTGCGTGACGCCCGCGCCTACGTAGACGATTCCCAGGCAAACTGCCCCGGTCGGCATGTACCTGGAGACGTCGCCGACGTCCCCGTCCCTGTGGGGCCGGTGGAGATTCCAGCCTCCACGCGGTTGCTGGAGTCGCCCTGCGCGGCGTCCAGCTGGCGAATCCAGAGGAAGTCGGTGCGCGCCTCGTCGCCGCCGGTCTCGCCCGTGACGTCCCCGCCGGGCCAGTACACGACGGCCATGCCGTCAGCGTCGCTTCGCTTGGTGACGGCCACGCCCTCGGCGATGTGCCAGCTCATGCCCTTGCCGGGGTTGGCGGTGGCGGCAAGCCCCGTCACGATGCCCTCGCTCTCCCAGTCGCCCTCGATGATGCGGCGGTGGGTGAGGGCGTCCATTCCCCTGCCGTCCTTGTCCTGGGCGATGCCGAGGCCCGTGACCTCGGCGGTGGCGGTCGATGCCATTGGCTGCTCCTTAGATGTAGGTGTCCCTCAGCTCCACGGTGACGGAGCCTCTGCCGGGGGTGGCGAGCGTGAGGCGCATGGTCTGGCCGGGAGGCACCGCGAGCGCCCCCGCCCCCGTGAGGCGGCGGGTGACGTCGGCCTGCGCCGTCTCGGCGGTCCTCGCGCGGCAGTCGATGGTCACCTCGGTGGTGCACGTGCCCGCCAGCGCGAGCGTGGAGGACGCGCCCGCACACGTGGCCAGCAGCTCCACGTCGCTCATGCCGCGCGAGACGCGGATGGTCGGCCACGCGGTCGACGTGCCGTGGTTGGTGACCGTGCAGACGTTCCTGGCGTCGAGCGCCCCCCTGCCGTAGTCGAGCGGGTAGGCAAGGCCAAGCCCGCCCTCTCCGTAGGAGAGGCCCGCCGTCAGGCTCGCCGAGGCGGGCAGCATGACGGCGGTCTCGGCCGCCGTGGCCAGGCGGCGCGGGTCCGGGCAGGTCAGGGCGAGCGTCATCTTCGCGGAGGCGTCGAGCCACTTGGGGTCGGCCTTCACGGAGAGGAGCCCGTCGCAGAACGTGTCCTCGGACTCGTCGACCACCCGCAGGCGCACGAGCCCGTGCGCCATGGAGAGGACGCCGTCGCGCAGCTCCTTCACTCCGGCGCGGTCGGCCGCTATGGCCACGACGTCGAACGTCACGGTCCTGGCCGAGTACAGCGCCATCTCGTCCATGACTGCGTGGGCGCCGTCGGCGGACTGGCGCTCCGTGAGCGACCACTTGGGGTCGGGCGTGCCCACCAGCCGTCTATCTGGCCGTCGGTTAGGCACAGCCCCGGCGTCCCGTGGCCGTGGATTCTCAGCGTCTCGCCGTCGCGCGAGAGCTCGGCGAAGGACGGTGACCTAGGCACGGGACCTCGCCTCCCTCATGGCGTTGCGGTAGATGGTGGGCGCGGCGGCGTACAGGTCGGCGTCCGCGCGGACCACCTTGGTGCTGAAGGTCTGGTTGACCACGGTCCCGGAGCCGCCGGGCTCGTATCCGGCGGCCTTCAGGGCCTTCAGCATGAAGCCGGAGAGCTTGCTGTCGGGAATCATGTTCTCCGGCTCGCCCGCCTCGGCCACCACGGCCATGGTCGGGCGCGTGGCGCGTCCGCCGTGGGCGTAGAAGCTGATGCGCGGCAGGCTGATGCCCGAGCTGGAGACCGAGAAGCCGCCCTCCACGTGCAGCTGCGGGATGTGCGGCATCTGGATGGACGGCAGCACGAGCCTCGCGCCCGAGACGCTGCCCTCCATCGAGGAGACCCCGGAGGCGACGTCGCCGCGCGCCTCGTCGGAGCGCGACTGGGCCCAGCTCGGGAGCTGGCCGAACAGCCCGCCGGCGGCCGAGGACATCGCCTCGGACTGGGACGACACGGCCGCGGCGGAGTCCGCGGCTCCCTGGGAGGACGCGGCCGCCGCGCCCCAGGCGGCCTCGGTCGCCCTCGACGCCATCTGGCCGAACGCGGAGGCGGCGGCGGAGTCGACCGCGCCGGAGCCGGACCAGATGCCGGAGGCGGCGCCCGCCGCCGCGTCGGCGCCGTCCTGGCCGGCGTCGGCGGCGGCCTGGGACGTGTGGGATGTCACGTAGTCGGCTATCTGCTGGGCAGAGGAGTCGACCGAGAGCGACCCGTCGGCGATGCCCTGCGCGAACAGGGACGCCACGTCGCTTCCGGACTGCCCGCTCTGCTGCGCGGCGTCCTGCAGGGCGCGGACGGTGGTGCCGGTCATTCCCTCGACGGAGGAGAGCGCCCGCTGCGCCGTCTCGTCAAGCGAGCCGACCCACTGGCTGCCCGCCTCGCCGACGACCTCGTTGGTCTGGACGCCCCACTCGCGCAGCTTGTCCACGATGGAGCCGGTGGAGCCGTCGAAGCTGGCGACCAGCTCGGAGAGTTTGTCGGTGCCGAGCGACTTGAAGGCGTCCATCGAGACGCCCGAGTCGTCGAGGGCGTCGGAGAACTCCTGCAGGCTGTGCCCTCCGTCCTCGACGGCGGACTGCACGCCGTTCATCGTGCTGGCGTACTGGCCGACCGTCAGGCTCGCGCCCTCGGCAGCCTTCTCGCTGTTCCCAAGGGCCTCGTTCACGCCGTCGATGGAGTCGGTCGTGGCGTCGTAGGCCGACTGCGCCTTCGAGACGGCGTCTGTCGCGCTGGAGATGTCGGCGGCGTAGTTGGTCAAGTCTCCGCTCGTCTCCATGTACGCCTGGCGCTGCTCCTCCGTCATGCCGGCGAGCTTCTCTCCCTGCTCCTGCTGGGCCCTCTGGGCCTCCGCGAGGTCGCGCTGGGCCTGCGTGAGCGTCTTCAGGTCCTCGGCCTGCTGCTTGTAGAGGTCGGACAGCGTCTCGCTCATGGCCTCCTGGCGGATGCTCTCCTGGCGCTTCCTGATGTTATCGTCGATGGCGGCGGTGTTCTCGAGGACCGAGCCGGTGTTCTCGTCGATGACCTGGTTGGTGTCGGAGACCACGCCGTACTGCGTGCCGCACTCGTCGTTGACGAGCTTGATGGCGTCCTTGAGCCTGCCCTGCTCGGTGGCGGACAGGTCGGACTTTCCCGCGAGCTCGTCGATGGCGTCGCGGGCGCCCTGCAGGCGGCTGATGGAGGTCTGCGCCTCCTCGTTGCGCTCGCGGATGGACTCGGCCAGCTCGGCCTGCCCCCTCAGCAGGTCCTCGAGGGACTTCGCCGTGCTCTCGTAGCCGTCCGAGGCCCCGTCGAGGGACTGGGCGGCGGCGTCGAGCGTCGGCGCCAGCTTCGTGGTGGCGTCCGTGAGGCCGGACGTGGCCTTCTGCAGGTTCTCGGCGTTCTCGGCGCTCTTCTTCGCCTTCTCGTACGCGGCGTAGAGGCTGCCGCCGATGACGGCGGCGGCTGCGGTGCCGGCGACGACCAGTCCCGTGGGGCCGAGCAGCCCGTGGTCGACAGCGTGGTGATGGTCTTGCCGAGGGAACCCATCCCCTTGACGGTCTTTCCGGCCACGACCAGCATGCCGCCGAGGCCGGCCGCCGCCTTGACGGCGCCCGCGGCGGCCTCCCTCTCGCCGTCGCTCATGCCGTCGATTGCCTCGGCGGCGTCCGTCACGGCGTCGGCCGCCCTCTCCACGATCGGGACGAACTGCTCGCCGATGCCGGAGCCGGCCACCGTCATCTTCTTGACGGCGCCCTTGACGCGGTCCGAGGCGGTGGTGGTCTCGTCCTTGAGGTCGGAGACGAACCCCTTGGCCGAGTCGAGCGACTGGCCGAGGTCGTCGAGGTTCACGCGTCCGCTCCTCGCGGCGTCCACGAAGGCCATGGCCGCCTTGGAGCCGAACAGGTCGATGGCGTCCTGCGTGGCCTTGGCCTGCCTCTCGGGGTCCTGCAGGTCCGCCACGAGCTGGCGCAGCTTGTCGGAGAGGTTCGTGTTCTCCTTGGCGCAGTTGGCGGCCGCCTTCTTGAGTCCCGTGAGCATCTGGTCGGCGGGCACGCCCGCGGCCTCGAAGTCTCCGAGCAGCTTGACGCCGTCCTGGAGCGTGAGGCCCATCTCGCGCAGGGTGGAGCCGTTGGAGTTGAGGTCGGCCGTGAGCGTCTGCGCGCTGATGCCCGTGGCGGTGGAGACCTGGGCGATGTAGTCCAGGACCTCCCCGGCCTCGGAGGCGTCCACGTTGAAGGCCTTCATGGACATCGCGACCTGCTCGACGGCGGTCGAGACGTCCTGGCCGGTCACCTTGGAGTACTTGAGGAAGGCCGTGGAGATGCGGTCGAGCTCGTCGCCCTGCACCTGGAAGTGCGTGTTGACGTCGCCAACCGCCTGGCCGACCGTTGCGAGGTCTCCCGGGCCTGGGTGGCCACGGCCCTGACGGAGCGGCGTATCTCGTCCGCCGCGCCGCCCACGGCGCCTGCGCTCCTGATGGCGACGTTGCAGCCGTCCTCAACCTGCGTGAGGGCGCCGTAGGCCGCCGTCCCGATGCCGACGGCGGTGGTCGCGACCTTCGTGCCGACGGACTCGGCGCCGTCGGCGACGGCGGAGTACTTGTCGGAGAACTCCGTGAGCCTGCCGCCGGCCTTCGCGAGGGCCTGTCCGAGCGCGGTGCTCTGGCGCTCCGCCTGCTCGAGCTCCTTGCGCGCGTCCTCGAGCGCGGCCTTGGTCCTCACGATCTCGCGCTGGACCTTGTCGTAGCCCGCCTGCTCCTCGTCGGTGAGCTGCCCCTGCCGGGAGCCGTACTCGGCGCTGGCCCTCTCGAGCTGCGCCAGCTTCTCCTCCTGGGCGGCCACCGCCTTCGTCGCCAGGCGGAACCTCTGCTCGGTCAGCTCGACGTTGCCGGGGTCGAGCTTGAGCGCCTTGCCGACGTCCTTGAGGGCGCTCTGGGTGCCCCTGATGTCGCTCTGGACCGAGCGGAGGGACGCCGACAGCTTGGTCGTGTTGCCGTCGATCTCGATTACGAGGCCCTTGTAGGCGTCCGCCATTGGCGAGACCTCCAGTCAAAAGTGTCTTGTCCCGGGCGCGATCGTGGCGGCGCGCATGTGCGTGCCGCCCCGGCCGCGTCCGTCAGCCCATGTTCGCGAGCTCGTCCAGCGTCACCTCGCGCCCGGATTCCCTGGGCGTCCCGGCCGCGCCGCCCCTGCGCGCCCCGGCCAGTGCGATGTGGACGTCGCAGACGGTCAGGAACTCGTCCATGCGCATCTCGTCGAGGTCGCGGTCGGTGAGCCCGAGGGCGCGGGCGCGGTGCAGGACCGTCGCGCCCGTCCACTCGTCTAGGACTCGGTCGTGGCGCCCCGCGCCGCCGCGCCCTGCGCCCCCGTGGGGCGTCTAGTAAAAAAGCCAGCGCGGCCTCCTCGACCGCGCCGGAGAACCAGTCCCCGTGGCTCGCGTTGACGTCGGGCGAGCCGCCCATCGCGGCGAGCCACTGCGGATAGCTCGGGAGCATCGGGTCGCACGTCTTGGCCTCCGCCCAAAGCAGGCGCACCACGCCCGCGAGCGGCAGGTCGCCCAGGGAGAAGGCGAAGCGGCCGCCGTCCATCTGCCGGCCCCTCTCGAAGGCGGGGCCGATGACGGAGAAGACGTCCTGGCCGAACTCGTCCTCGTAGACCATGAGCGTCCTCAGGCTGGCGCTGATGCGCACGCGCCTGCCGTCGAACGTCACCTCGCGCACTAGGACTCGACCTTCGCGGTCGGGTCGTACACCCCGTCGAAGAACTTGTCGAAGGCGGCTGGGGACTGGGACTTCTTGACGCGCGTGAAGTTCCACGCCTCGCCCGCGAAGTTCTGGTAGAAGCAGGCGATGTTGTAGACGTGCGTGTTGACCACGGGGGTCTCGCCGTCGGTCTCGGGGGCGATGTCGTTCTCCTTGGTGACCTTGACCTTGTAGAGGACGAGGTCCACCGGCTCCTCGGAGCCCTGGGACTGATAGAGGACGGCGAACGGCGTGCGCTTGCCTCCGTCCTTGAGGCCGATGGCGCCGTTCGCGTCCTTGGTGTGGCCCATGATGGACTGCTCGAGCTCGGCGGGGAGGTCCCCGTAGATCTCGAGGGTTCCGGAGAGGACCGCCTTCACGGCCACGGAGTCGTAGACCTCGTCGCCCGCGTAGATGTCGTCGGCGGAGCTTCCGTCGGAGAGGGACAGCTTCACCTCGCCGGAGACGGTCACCGGCTTCGCGTAGACGGGCTTCGCGGTGTCGGAGCCGTCGGTCGTGATGGGGGCGAGGTGCAGCTTGCGGAAGCCGTGCTCGTAGCGGTTCTGCTCGCCGGCGGCAGCGGCCTGGACGGCCTCGTCGAGCGCCTGCACGGAGGCCTTGTTGCTTGTGGGCATTCTTACCTGCTTTCCGCCACCGTGGTCTCGAAGACCACGTACTGGCACTTTGATTGGTCGTCTTGGTAGTGGTAGGCCTCGCCCATGAGGCCGTGGGACTCGAGCCACCCGGCCACCTCGGCCACGAGGCCGGCGTCCGTCTCGGAGCACCACAGGACGAGGTCGCGCCGCCACGCGCGGAACAGGACCGCGTCCCCCGCGTAGATGGTCTTGGTGAGCTTCATCTCGTGCGTCATGTAGGGCATGGCGGCATCCTCGGGCGCCTGGTCGTACAGGCGGATGCCACGCACCTGGCCGTCTATGGCCACGAGGTCCGCGAGCGTTGCGCTCATCCCATCCTCCTGTCCAGCTCGGAGAAGGCCTCGTTGGCCGCCTTCTCGATGTGGGGGTGCGCGGGCGCGGGGTGGGGGCCGCCGTGTCCGTGCTCGAGCAGGTGCGTGAGGCCCGGGCTCTTGGCGTTGTGCACGCGCACGACGAAGCCCGCCCCGAGTCCTCCATGTCCGCCCTCCAGCCCGAGCGGTAGCGGCCGGAGAGCCTTGGCGAAGACGAGCGCAGCGCCTTGGCCGCGCCCTGCCCCACCTCCATGCAGTCCTCGCGGGACGCCCTGCGGACCCCGTCGGCCCACTGGTCCAGCTGTCGTGTCAGCTGGTCGCCGAAGGTGTCGGCGGTCACGGTGACCGAGCTCACGGCGTCCCTCCCTGCTGGACGCAGGAGAGCGTCACCCACGCGCCCGATGTCGCGACGGACGTGACGGCGAGGGGGACCCCGTTGCGCCTGACGGAGGTCTGGCCGGACCAGTCGCGCGCGCGGATGGTCAGCTCGCAGGTCGCGCCGAGGCGGTCGCGGTCGTGCGCGGGGTCTCTGGCCGCCCCCGGCCGCTGGCGGCGGCAGGTCACGGTGACGGGGCGCTCGGAGCGGCGCAGCTGGCGCAGCTCGTCGTACTCCTCGACGTCCTCGACCAGCTCTGCGGTGCCGTCCGCGACGAGCTCGGTCAGGTAGAGGTAGGCGAGCCGCCCGTCAACGTCCACGCGGGACAGCTCGTGCGGGATTCCGCCGACCTCGACGGCGAGGTCGGTCGAGAGCTGTGGGCACGCCCGGACCCGCAGCTTGCGCGTCCACTGCGCCCCCTCGGCCTCGGCGAGCTCCACGTCCTGCTGGCGAAGTTCCATGGCCTGGTAGGGCAGCGGGCACAGCGGCTCGAGCCCCTCGCTGGTCGACCAGTCGAAGCCCGCCTCCAGGCGCTCGGCGCCCTCGCGGCAGAGCGTGGCCACGCCGTCGGTCGGAGCGAAGACCTCGGCCTTGCGCCTAAGCACCGCCATCATCGCCAGTGTCGCACGAGTGCAGGAGCCGCGCCTGGTCGAGGTCGCGGCGGTAGTTCTCCCAGAAGTCGTCGAGGGCGTCGGAGAACTCGTAGAGGCACGCGGACAGGAGCAGCCCCATGTCGGGGTCGCCCTCGCCGAACTCGTGGTCGGCCGGAAGGCCGAGGCGGGCGGCGAGGGCGGGCGCCACCGTCGCGATGACGTCCTCCAGCCTCGCCGCCGTCTCCGGGTCGTCCCACGTGACGTTGAGCTTTCGGCGGACCATGGCCATGACCCTGGGGTCTGCTGCCACGCGGGTCACCTCCTGGATGCTAGGCGCTGGCCTTGGTGGAGACGGTGCCGTCCACCTTGGTCTTGACGGTCACGTAGGCCGGGTCGAGCTTGGAGATGTCCAGCACGACGGCGCTGGTGTCGTCGAAGGCTCGGCCGAAGGCGTACGTGACGTCCTTGAAGGTGCGGCAGTCCTCGAGGAACTTGCAGGAGTCGTCGTACTGGATGCCGCGGTTGCCGCCGACGAAGAGCGTGTACTCGCCCTTCAGGAACAGCACGGCGGTGCCGTCGGCGAGCTCGGCCGTCGCGGCCACCTCGGTCGGGACGGGGAACAGGTCGCGCTTGTAGGTGCCGTCGACCGCCTGGACGGTGGTGGCGGGCATCACCTTGGTCAGGTAGTCGACGGGGGAGCACAGGAGCGCCAGGCCCGGGTCGCTGACGTCGACCTCCTTGGTCTTGCCCTGCTCGTCCCTGACGAGCTTGGCCACGAGCGCGCCGTAGGAGGCGGGGCCGAAGTCGGTCACCTTGACGGCGGTCTTGGCGGGGTAGCCGGTGGAGTCGTTGACGCTCGTTCCGGAGGCGACGGTGCGCGTGAGGCCCACGGGCTCGCCCTTGATGCCGGTGCCGTTCACGATGCCGTGCTCCAGGCCGCAGCTCATGGCCTCGCCCACGACGGCGCGGACGTAGCCGTCCAGGAAGGTGGGGCCGAGCTCGAGCATGTCCATGGAGACCATGGCGAAGCAGGAGAGCTTGCCCTGGGAGAAGTCCACCTCCTCGAAGGCGGACGTGATCTCCTTGGTGATCTCGCCGGTGACGGCGCCCCACACGGCGAGCTGGCGCGCGTGCTTGTTGCGCAGCCACTTGGTGAGGTAGCCGGTGTTCACGACCTGCACCATGGAGAGCAGCGGGTGCTGCTCGGCGAGGTCCTTCATGACCTCGTCGATGACGGTGGTGGGCATGACGCCGTCGGGCAGCTTGGAGAAGTCGGCGAAGGCCTGCATGGGCTGCGGGGACTTGAGCGCGTCGATGACGCCCTCGTAGTAGCGCTGCTCGGCGCTGGTCAGCTGTCGGAACCCGCGCTGCGCGAGGGCGGCGCGGTCGGCCTCCGCCCGGGCGGAGCGGAACTGCTCGGCGAGGTCGGCGGAGGCCGCGGCGGAGAAGGCGCGGAAGGCGTCCTCCACCTGGGTCTGGTCGCCGGAGGCGAAGGCCTCGGCGAACTGGCGGGCGAGCTGCTGGGAGCCGCCGTTGAGGTTGATGGTCATCTTGTTCCTCTCTGTCGTTTACTTGCGCAGCATCTGGGCGCAGCGCTCGAACGGGTCTTCCGCGACCTGCTTGGCCACGGGTGTGAGCTGCCCGGCCTGCCCGGGTTCGGCGGGCTTGCGGTTGCCCGCGAGCAGCGCGGCCATGACGGAGCGGCGCACGCTCTGCGCGGGCGCGCCCTCCTCGCCCTCCTCGCCGATGTCGGTGGCGAGGCCGAGGCCAACGGCCTCCTCGGGGTCAATCCACGTCTCTGCGTCCATGAGGGCGCCGAGCGTGTCCGCGTCGAGCAGGTCGCCGGCAGCCTCGAGGTAGGCGGTCTTGGAGAGCTGCGCCATCTTGTCGAGGTCGTCGGCGGCCTTGCGCATGTCGGCGCTGTTGCCGGTCACGGCCATCCACGGGTTGTGAACCATGAGCAGGCTCGCCGGGCGCATGACGCGCTCGTCGCCGGCCATGAAGATGACGCTCGCGATGGAGCAGGCGAATCCCTCGCAGACGGTGGTGACGCGCGCCTTGGACGCCTTGAGGGCGTTGTAGATGGCGATTCCCTCGGCCACCTCGCCGCCGAAGCTGTTGACGTGCACCGTGATGGAGGTCACGGTGTCGGGCAGCTCGGCCAGCCGGCGCGTGACGTCGGCGCAGCTGGTGTCGGAGTCGTCCCACGGCCACGAGGAGATGTCCCCGAGGATGTGCAGGTCGCAGCTCGTCTCGTCGGCGGACGCGATGAGCTGCATCGGGAGCGCTCCCTGCGTGTTCTTGTGCATTCTGTTCACCTCCCCGCGCCTTCCCGGCGTGGTCAAGTGCCTCTCGCGGGGTTGCGTGTCTCCCGCGAGCGCGCCATGGCGGTGGCGCTCGCCGCCCTACCACGGGGCCGTCGCGGCCCCCTACCTGAGGAGGTCCATCGGGCTTCCGTGGTTCTCGAAGCACCAGCGGATGTCGGCGTCGACCTCCTCGACGCGCGTGGGCACCCCGCGGTGGATTACGCGAGGCGCGGGCAGGCCGAGGGCGCGCAGCATCGCGCGGCTCATGGCCGTGTCGTAGCGGCGGGCGATTGCGGAGAGCTCGTCACGCTGCACCATCTGGACCACCTCCCAGGGTCTGGTTGTTGAGCGTCATCTGGTAGGAGTCGGCCCAGCCCTCCGGGACGGGCGGCTGGCCGGTGAGGGCGCGGACCTCGTTGGGGCAGTCGATGCCGGAGCCGACGAGCGCCTGGGCCTGCTGGGCCACGGCGAAGACGTCCACGTGGCGCACGTGCGTGGTGTCGATGACCACGCGCCTGCCCTTCCTCCACTCATCGAGCGGGTAGGTCTTGCGGCTGATCTCCTCGGCCATGGCGCGGGCCTTGTCGTCCACGGCCACGGTGAGGAAGGCGTTGAAGACCTCGGCGAAGTTGTTGGTGTTGCCGTAGAGCAGCGACACCGGGATGCGCATGGACTCGGCCACCATCTCGTAGGCGTCCTTGCGCACCGAGATGAGGTCCGAGGCCGAGCCGTTGGAGCCGCGCGTGGAGTCGGTCGAGAGCTTCTGGAGGCTCTGGCCGCGGTAGAGCGGCATGACGGCGTTCTGCGAGCGCACGAAGCGGCGCACGTTGGCCTGCAGCTGCTCGCGGACGCGCTCCTGCTGCTCTCCGGTGCCCACCTGCGACTGGTCGAGGGTGAGCAGCCACTGGCTGGCGTTGCGCGAGCGGGAGGAGGACGCGAAGGTGGCGGCCAGCTCGTCGTAGGCGGCGTCCATCGAGCGCATGAGCCTAAGGACTGACGGCTCCTCTGCGCGGAAGACGTACAGCTCGCCCGACAGCATCGAGCGCGGGGCGACCTCGGTCGACCCCTGCACGGAGATGCCGGTGTAGACCGTGTCGGAGCCGGGCACCTCACGGTGGCTGTAGGAGTCCGCCAGGTAGATGCGCTGGCTCTCGCCCGCGCCCACCGGCACGACCACGGCCTCGCCCGTCTCCACGAGCATGCGGCGCACGATGGCGCGCACCAGCTCTGCGCGCGACTGTACCGGGTTCGGGCTCACGTTCCACAGCCACGCGGCGCGGTCGAGCTCGGGTCGCCCGTCATCGCCGAGGAAGCGGAACTCGCAGCCAGCCAGGCACGCGCTCACGTAGCTCGCGCACGTCTCGCGGGCGGCCTCGGCCCACACCACGCGCTCGGCGAGCTCCTCGGTGCCCGGCGTGACGGCGCTCTCTCCCAAGAGCTCCCTGCCGAGCCAGTCGATGACCTTGCGGCGGATGATGCCCACTGGCACCACCTCCATCTGCTAGAAGAAGAACGGCTCAGGCACGTCCACGCCGACGTCCTCGGGTATCTGCTCGGCGACCTCGAAGGCGTGGACGAGGGCCATGAAGGGGTCGGTCTTGCGCCCGTGCGGCTCCTGCTTGCCGTAGCACCAGTTGCCGTGCGGCGCCGGCACGAGGCAGGCGTTCCCGGCGGCCCAGCGGACGAGGGGGTTGTCGCCCCACGAGATGCGGCGGGCGCGCAGGGCCGCGTCCACGAGCGGCTGCGCTCGCATCTCGTCGGACGGGCGCGCCAGCTTGACGCGCTCCCTGTCGCCGACGTCCCACCCGATGGCCGCGAGGTCGCGCCTGAGCAGCGCGGCGCGGTAGGAGTCCAGGCACACGGCGCGGACGTCGTACCTCGCCATGGCAGCGGCGAGCCAGTCGGCCACGAGCGAGGGGTCTATCTCCTGGGCGTCCACGACGGTGAGGACGCCCAGCGCCGCCCACTCCCCGAGCGGGGCGCGGACGCGGTCGCGGTCTGCCGACGCCGTGCACCACCATCCGTGGACGACCGCCTGCCATCGGTTGCCGTCCCTGAAGAGCAGCGCCGCGCCCACCATGTCGGTGGTCTTGGCGAGGTCGATTCCGCACACGCACGCGCGCCCCGAGAGGTCCCCGGGGTCGGCTGAGGCGGCCACGAGGTCGTCCCAGTCGGCCACGGCCACGCTGCGGCGCTCTGTCGGCAGGTTGAAGCGCTTGGTCGGCACCTCTGGGTGCCTGTCGGGGTCGCGCCTCCAGTCGGCGACGTCGGCGCGGTAGCGCTCGAGCAGGAAGGCGTTTCCGAGCAGGCGCGGGTTGGCCTTTGGCCATGCGGCCTCGTCCGTCATCTCGTCCCGCGAGTCGAGCTTGCAAATGAAGGGGAGGAAGCCCATGTCGGGCTCGCCGCCCGTGAGGATGGCGCGCGCCTGCGCCTTCTTCTCGTCGAGCACGCCGTCGCGCACGTCGCCGTCGGTGGTCATGAACAGGCGGCGCGGGAACGGCTTCTTTCCGAGCCCGCCCGTGAAGACGGCCATGCTGCGCTCGTCGGGGTAGGCGTGGATCTCGTCGAAGAGCACCGCGCCGCTGCGCATGCCGTCCTTGGAGCCGCTGTTGCCGCTCCAGTACTTCATGCGGCTGCCCGTCTCGCGGCAGGTCAGCTCCTGCTTGTTCCACGAGAAGCCCTGCCGGAACAGGTCGGGGTCGCGCTCGAAGGTGCCGCGCAGCTCCTCGAAGCACAGGCGCGACTGCTCGGACGTGGTGGCGCACACGTCCACGTCGTAGGCGGGAACTCCGTTGGCGGGGCTGATGAGGCACAGCGAGAGGAACGCGCCGAAGCCGGTCTTGCCGAAGCCCCGGCCCGCGTACACGAGCAGGTCCGGCCACCTCGGCATGCCGTCGGCGCGGTAGACGCAGAGCCACAGGCACACGAGGAAGCGCTCCTCGACGCCCAGCTCCCACGGGAACAGGCGCTGGTAGCCCATGTAGCGGCGCAGCGCCTCGGAGTCGAGCCACAGGCGCTCGGACGCCATGGCCTCGCGCACGTGGCGGCACAGGGCGTGCTGCTCCTGGCAGGCGGGGATTCCTCCCGTCTCCACGAGGTCGAGCCACCCGTGCAGCTCGGGCACCTGGTCGGGGTCGATGGCGCCCGCCTCGGCTCGCGCCCGCTCGATGACCTCCTCTGCCCTGCTCACAGCTCCAGCTTCTCGCCGGGCGGCTCGGCGGGACGCACGGGCGCGACCTTGCAGCGGCTCGTGAGGTTGAGGCCGAGCGAGGAGGCGGAGCGGTGGGCCTGCTGGTATGCGCGGTCCTGCTGGCGCTGCAGGGCCGCGGCCCCGTCGGCGTCCCCGGCGGCGAGCGCGCCCAGCCACATGGCGCTCAGGCGCTCGTAGCCGGTCTGGGCCACCACGTAGCGGCCGAGCTCGTCGGCGCAGGTCGCGTCCCACACGCCGAGGTCGGACAGCATCGCCGCGATCTCGGAGAAGCGCCCGCGCATGCCGTCCTCGGACAGCCAGGCGGGCGGCGTCGCGTCGGCGTTGGCGGGCGGCACCTCGCGGGCGGCCCTGGCCCTCTTCTCGGAGGAGGAAAGGTGGCTCTTGCCGCGGGCCTCCAGGACCGCCAGCGGGAGCGGGTCTCGTCCCATCTCGCTCACTCTCCCCTCTACTTGACGCAGGAATGCCGCCAGAAGCCAGCGAGGGCTTGTCTGACGGCAGCTTTCATCGGATTCGAACGAGGACACCGATTAGCGCCTGCAAGCCCTCAGAAAGGCTCTGGGCGCCCCGAAAAACGGAGCGCCCGCGCAAATCGGATGTTGGGCCGTCGGTTCCCGGCCCTGGCGCGCGGATGGGGTTTGGGGAGCGGGGGTGGCGCTCACCACCGCTCCGCCGTCACCTCGCGGGCCGCGCGCTGCCTCGGGTCGGTCGCGCCGCCGAGCCTGCCGTGCCGCGCCTCGTGGCAGCGGTCGCACAGCGGGAAGAGGTTGCGCCTCACCTCGCCGGCGCCGTCCACCCACCACTCCGAGAGCGCCCAGCCGGGCAGCTCCTCGACCCGCGCGTCGTGGTGCACGGTGGTCGCGGGCGTGAAGCGCGCGGGCGACCTGGCCAGGCAGTCGGCGCACGCGCCGTGCCACTCGCCCATCACCCTCCGCCTGAGCCTTGCCCACGCGGCGCGCTGGTAGAAGCGGCGGTCGTTGCCACGCTCGGCGCGCTCGGCCCTGAGCCTGGCGTCCAGCGCGCGGTCGTACGCGAGCGAGCGCGCCGGCGGCGGCTCGAGGGGCGGCGCGGTCGCGCCCGACGTCCAGCAGTAGCCGACCCACCAGGCCATCCGCACCGCCCCCTCGCGCCGCGCACCCGCACCATACGTTGTACGCCCGAGGCGTGCGCCGCGGGGCGCCGGGCCCCGCCAAGGTGCGCCACGGGCTGCTACGAGCTGCCACGGGGCGCCACGGGGCGCTCGCCTCGCGCCCTCTCCATGTCGGCGCGGATGAGCGCCTTGACGTAGCCCGCCTTGTTCTCCTGACCCTGCAGCCAGTCCCAGAGGTCGGAGTCGGCGGGGTAGAACCTGACCGCCACCTGCTTGACCGACCTCTTTCGGTAGGCCTCCTGCGCCCGTCTCTGCGCGTCCGTCAGCGGCATTACTTCCTCCTCCCCTTCCAGATGCGAAGGACCACGTAGGCCACCACGAAGGCCACAACGAACAGGCATGCTCTCCTTGCGTCCATGTCTCGAATCTCCTATCTTTGTGGAAGCGGTGACCCGCCCGCGAAGACGGGCCACCTTGTTTCTAAGACTCGGTTCGCTGCCAGGCTACTTCCGGGTCTTTTTCTTTAGCCAGTCGACCAGCTCCTGGAGCAGGACGGCGAGGACCGCGCCGTAGGTCGTGACCAGCAGGTCCTTTATCAGCTCTTCCAAGTGGACCACCTCCCTTCGATGTCTATTATTATAGAGCATACCCTATATAAGCACAAGGGCAATTCCTATATATTTCCGCAAGAAAAAAGCCCCGCGGCCAGCGTGGCCGCGAGGCTCCGGCGTCAGTCGCACGCGATGCCCTCGCCCGAGATGACGCGCTCCATCCCGTATGCGTCGCAGGCGTCCAGGGCGACCTGCTCGGCGCGCCTGCACCAGCTCTCGCTCATGCCGACGGCGTCCGCGACGCGCGCCCAGCCGGAGCCGTCGCAGTGTCGGAACCACAGCACGTCGGCGTGGGCCGTGCTCGTGATCGCGGCCACGCCGCCGCGCCCGTCCTCGGCCTGGCCGTAGAGCACTCGGCTGGCCGTGGCCAGCAGCGCGTAGTCGGCCTCCAGGCGCCTGCGCATCCTCTCCTCCATGTCGATGCGGGCCTCGGTCCTGCCCATGCCGTTGACGTCTGCGCGGGAGCCCCGGCCGCCCCCCGAGTAGGACTGGGCGCGCACCCCCTCGGCCGCCTCCATGCGCTCGATGGTCCTGCGGGTCCTCTCCGCCTCGCGGGCGGCCCTCCCGACGGCCCCGAAGAAGTCCCTGGCGTCTGCGTACTCGACCGTCAAGACAGCTCCTCCGCCCTGACGAAGATGCCGGCCGGGTCCATCCACGCCTTCGACAGGCGCTCCTCCACGACCATGGAGTCGTCGGCGATGACCCCGGCCCTCTGCATGACGTCCTCGAGCGTCTTCAGCATGTTGGACATGTCCGGGCGGCAGACGTGCGGCTCTCCCTGCGCGTGGCGGGTGGCGGCAGCCGGGAAGCACCAGCGCACCGTCACCCGCAGCGGCCCCGAGAGCGGCCCGGACGACGGAGCCAGCGACGCCAGGCGGGGCAGCAGCGCGTCCTCGGCCTCGCGCAGCCTGTCGCTCTTCCTGATGCCGGGCCTGCCGTTGGCCCTCACGTAGGCAACGAGGTCGTTGTGCGTGACAGTCGGCGGCTCCATCGGCACGAACGCCTGCACCACTCTCGCCATCTCTTCCTCCCGTCTGGCCTCGGGCGCGGCGCGCCTCGGGCCTGTTTCCTTGCCGATTCGAAAATCTATATGAGACGCGCCGGTTGGGTGGAAGCCCGGCGCTCCCCGCGCAGAGTGCGGGGGCGCGCTCTTCGCCCCTGCACGGGGACTTCCACCCGACCCGGTCTCCGGGGGTTGGTTAGAAAAAGTCCTATTTATATAGGGAGATTCCAACCTAGGTTGGAATTACTAAGGAATTCCAACCAACCCCCCGCCGAGGGGTTGGAAAGCCGTTTTTCCAACCTTCCAACCCCCTCGTCAGTCGCCCCAGTCGATGGGGTCGCGGGCCGTGTCGGTGAGTGCGTTGCCGTTCTCCGTGTCGCACCTAAAGGGCGACCAGGGGGCCTTGTCGGACGTCCACGCCCTCAGCTGGGCCATGCCCACCTCCTCGCCGCCGTCCGCGTTCATGGCGTCCAGGACGGCCCTCCTGGTGGGCTTGGTCCCGGCGGCCACGAGCGCCGAGTAGGCCGCCCGCATGCGCGAGACGCGCCCCTCGTACTCGCGCCGCTTCTTGCCCGCCTTCTCCTCGGCGGCCTCGCGCCAGGGGTTCTCCCCCTCCACGTCCCAGCCGCCCATGCGCCCGGTGGGGTCGCGCAGCATCCTCGGGAAGGCGAAGACGAGGTCGACCGGCTCCGGGCTGCGGAACTCGCGCAGCGTGGCAGTCAGGCGCCACGCCGTGGCCCCTCCGAGCGCGCCCTCCTGGCCGTCGGGCACCCTCAGCTGCGACAGGTCCAGGATGGCGTCGGCGTCCCTGGCGAAGACGCCCGAGCCGCTCATGCGGTCCAGGGCCTTCCTGGCGCCGAGCGCGCCCTTGGCGTGGTGGTGCGCGTAGATCACGGCGCACCCGCACTCGCGGGCGATGCGGTCGAGCTGGTTGGTGAAGCGGCTGATGGCGGAGGCGTCGTTCTCGTCTCCGCCGTTGACCTTGTAGATGGGGTCGATGACGCAGGCCATGAAGTGGCCGCGCGGCCCGCGCCTGAGCATCCTCCTGCAGATGCGCGGCGCGAGCGTCTCCATGTCGCACGCCCGCCCCCTGAGGTCGAGCCTCACGAAGTTGCGCTTGACCGACCCGACCCCCGAGCCGACCTGCCCGTGGGCCTCGCGGTCGGCCCAGACCACGTGCTGGCGCTGGCGGAAGCTCGAGTCGGCTATCTCGAGGTTGACGTAGTAGACCGGCCCCTCGGCGCAGGGCCACCCGAGCCAGGTGCCGCCGCACGCGATGGCCTCGGCCAGGTCGATGAGCGCGTAGCTCTTGCCGGCCTTGGACGGGCCCGCCAGCACCATCTTCTGGCCCTGGCGCAGGATGCCGTCCTCCTCGGTCCCTATGAGCGGCGGGGCGAGCACGACCGGCTCGTCCCAGTCGGAGTTGGTGTCCTCGGGCAGGTCGTCCTCGCGCTCGTCGCGCCAGGCGGCCCACTCCTCCCAGCTCGCCGGCCCCTGGTCCGTTGCCAGCAGCTCCTGCGGGTGCCCCCTCCTGGTGGCGCCCGGCAGCCTCGACAGGCGGCTGGGGTTCTTGTTCTGCGCGTCCGGCTCGAAGCCCTGGCGCCTGACCCACGCGTAGAGCTCCTCCACGCGGCGGCGGTACAGGTCGAAGTCGCGCCCGGCGTCGACGCGCACGATGGCGTGGACGCTCTTGCCGCCGCTGGAGACGATGGCGGCGCACGGCAGGTTCATCGAGCGGATCATGCCCAGCTGCTTCTCGACCGGCAGCGTGTCGGACTCGACGAGCGCGTAGCGGTACTCCGTCACGTTCGCGTTGCCGACGCCGCGCCCGTCGAGCGGGTTGAAGCGTATCCAGGCGCCCACCTCCGGGTCGTAGTCCCCCAGGACCGCGCCGAGGTCGGGGGCCTTGGCGAGCTCCTGCCTGAGCTCGCCGGCGGTGCGCCCGCAGTTGCCCCTCGTGGGGACCTTGCGGCCGTCCGGCGTCTCCCAGCTCTGGCAGACGTAGCCCACCCTGTCCGAGTCGTCGAAGAGCGCCGCCAGGTAGGCGGACAGCTGCCCGCAGGGGGACAGGCCGCATCCGCTCGGCCTCTCGTCCTCGACCCAGGCCGGGTCGGCGAGGCGCACCGGCTCGTCCCACCCGAAGCCCTCGTCGGGCCCGGACGGCGACCAGCCGGCGGCCATGGCCATGCGGGCGAGCGTGCCGCTGCCGACGTGCCTCCCGGCCCCGCCGCCGAAGCCGGCCCACTTCCTCGCGCACTCGCCCTCGTGGTACCTCTCGGGGTCGCGCCTGCTCCACTCGTCCCACACCTCGACGGGAAGCCCCGCCTCGTGCAGGGCGAACCCAACGTCGACCCACTCCTGGTACCCCAGGCGCGCCGGGTCGACGAAGCCGAGCGCGTCGACGAGGTCCTCGTGTCCTTGCATGGATTGCCTTCCCCCTTGTCCTAGAGCGGGTCGTGCGGCTCGACGAGCCACGCCAGCAGCAGCATGAGCGCGAGGACGCCCACGTAGACGGACGCGCCCGCCAGGTCGTCAGACACGGCCGTCCGCCCCCTCGCCGCGGCGGGGCCTCCCGCCCCTCTCGATTCTCCTGGCCTCCCGCTCGGCGGCGGCGCGGACGCGCCCCTCCGATACGCCCAGGCGCGCGGCCACCCACGCGACCGAGTAGCCACGCGACAGCCACGCGAGCGCCTGGGCGTCGACGCCCCGGGCGCTCACGGGCGCCCCGGCTCGTAGCTCGCCGGGTCGACGCCCGCGGGCACCATCCAGCGGTTTCTCGCGAGGCGGGCCATCATCGCGCCCGCCTGCTCCTTGGTCCAGGTGCCCGGGTGCCTGAAGCCCTTGCGCTCGAGCATCCTGATCTGCTTCGGGGTGGCCATGCCCTCCGCCTTCCTCTTGGACAGCCTGTCCAGCACCATCGACGCCTTGCCGCAGCACATGCCGGTCGGGTCGATGCCCCAGGCCTCCAGCGCGCTGGCCTGCCCCTCGGTGGCCTCCTCGGACTCCCACGCGAACGCGGGCTCGTAGGAGGACAGGTCCTCGGCGCAGATGCTCATCTCGTACTGAAGCGGATCCACGAGCCTGGCCCTGCGCCTGCGGCACCTCGCCAGCTCGGCGGCCAGCCTCTCCTCGCGCTCGGCCTGCACGTCGCGCTCGGCCGCCTCCGCCAGCTCCAGCACGTCGCGCGCCCGCCCGTCCTCGTTGACCTCGGTCATCCTCGCGGCCACCTCGGGCGAGCCGGCGGCAAGGCACGCGGGGCGGCACAGCTCGTGGCGGCCCGTCATCCACAGGAAGTCGAGGAGCAGCAGGTGGTCCTTGCCGGTCCCCGGCGACAGGCGCGTGCCGCGCCCGACCATCTGGACGTAGAGGGCGCGGCTCCTCGTGGGCCTGAGCACGCAGACGCAGTCCACGCTCGGGCAGTCCCACCCCTCGGTGAGCAGCATCGAGTTGCACAGCACCGAGCCCGGGCCGGCGGCGTCGAAGCGCGCCAGGGCCTCGGAGCGGCCCGCGCTGGCACCGTCAACCTCCGTCGCGTCCATCCCGCGCTCGCGCAGCAGGTCCCGCAGCCTCTCGGCGGTCCTCACGAGAGGGAGGAAGCAGACCGTCTTCCTGCCGGCGCAGGCCTCGGCCACGTGGTCGGCTATGGCCTCCAGCCACGGGTCGAGGGCGTCCCCGAGCTGGCCCGTCGCCCAGTCGCCGCCCGCCGTGGAGACCTGCGAGATGTCGATGCCGAGCGGCACCGTCTGCGCCTGGATGGGGCACAGCCAACCGTCGCGCACCGCGCGGGCCATCCCGTACTCGTAGGCGACGCTGTCGAACCTCTCGCCGAGCGACCTCCTGTCGGCGCGGTCGGCGGTGGCGGTGACCCCAAGCACGCGGGCGCCGCCGAAGTGGTCGAGCACCCGCGCGTAGGAGTCGGACAGGGCGTGGTGCGCCTCGTCCACCACGATGGCGGAGAAGCGGTCGGGCTCGAGCCTGGCCAGCCTCTCCGGGCGGCAGAGCGTCTGGACGCTGCCGACGGTGACGCGCGCCCACGTGCCGACGCTGGTCTCCTCGGCCCTCTCGACGGAGCAGGACAGCCCCGTCGCGCCCGCTATCTTGTCGGCCGCCTGGTCGAGGAGCTCGCCCCTGTGGGCGAGGACGAGCACGCGCCCGCCGCGCTGGGCCACGCGCTCGGCCACCTTGGCGAAGACCACGGTCTTGCCGCAGCCGGTGGCCATGACCACGAGCGTGCGGCGGCGCCCCTCCCCCCACTCGCGGAAGACCGCGTCGACCGCCTCGGCCTGGTAGGGGCGCAGCTCCATGGCCACTAGAGCGCCCCGTAGCGGGCCGAGGCGGCGCGCTCGGGCACGACGAAGCGGTCGACCTCGTTGTACTCCTTGCCGTTGTAGGTGCGGCGCCTGAGCGCGACCTGGCCCATGGAGCCGAGCACCTCGCCCCACGGCAGGCGCGTGGTCCCCTCGGCGTCGGCCGGGATGAGGCCGGTCGCCTTGAAGAACTGCGTCAGCTTCCACTGCTGGCGGCGGTTCAGGTACAGGCGGCACGTCACCGTCCCCTCGTGGCCCGCCCCGTCGCTGCAGGCCAGCTGCAGCCTGGCGCAGGGGCACGGGCCCATCTTCTCGCTGCCGTCGAACTGCTCGCGGTCGAACTTGGCCACCGTGAAGGTGTAGGTGCCCGGCTCGAGCAGCACGTACTCGCTGTCCTGCGCCTCGATCTCGTCGTCCCAGCCGAAGCTCTCGATGTCTGACATGCGGTTCTCCTCTCGTCCCCTAGAAGGGGGTCTCTATCTTCCTCGCCCGCTCGGCGCGGACGCGGTCCAGCATGGTCGGCCACTGCGCCACCAGGAAGTCGACGAAGCCCTGCTCGTAGTCGGTCGGGTCGCAGGCCTCCGGGTAGTTGCCCGAGGCCCCGACGACTGCCCTGAGCTCGCCCTCGGTCACGCCGCCGGCGCGCATCAGGTCGGCGAGCTGCCCCATCCTGGCGGGCCAGCCGGGGGCTGCGGGGGCGGTCGGCGCCGCCGCCATGGCCGTCTCGCCGCTCGCGATGGCGCGGTCGACGGCCTCCATGGTCGCCGCGTCCAGGATTGGCGGCGCGGCGGGCGCCCTCGGGGCGGGGGCGGCCTTGTCGGCCATGAGCGCGGCCAGCGCCGCCGTCGTGGCCGCGTCGAGCGGCATCTCGTCGGGCAGGCCGAAGCGGTTCTTGGCGTCGAACGTGACGCCGTGGGTCGTCTTGACCACGCGCCTGCCGCCGGAGGCCTTGGCCACGCCGGTCTTCGAGTCCTTCGTCACGACCACCTTGTAGTCGCAGAAGAGCACCATGTCGGCCCACTCCTTGAGCAGGGCCGCCACGCTCGTGCGCTTGGAGTCGATGAGCTTCAGGCTCCAGCGGTCGTAGGCGCCCGACTCGTCGGGGCGCTCGAACTTGGACAGGATGGCGTGGCAGAGCACGACCACGTTCACGCCGCGCTCGACGACCTCGCCCAGCAGGTTCACGAGCCTGCCGAACTCCTCCAGCACGTAGGTGTAGCCCTTGCCGTAACCGGCGTCCTCGATGCCCTTGTAGCCGTTGTCGGCGCAGACCTTGCGCACGCACAGCGCCTGGGCGGCGTCCGCAGTGTCGAGGCACAGGGTCGAGCAGGCGAGCTCGCCGTCCCTCACCGCGCGGACCTCGTCCACGAGCATGCTCCAGCTCGTCGGGCGCGGCAGGCGCGAGACGTCGAGCTGGGAGGTGCCGCCCTCCACGTCTATGAACAGCGGGTGCGGCATCCCCGCCGCCAGCGTCGACTTGCCGATGCCCTCGTGGCCGTAGACGAGCGCCTTGACGGCGCCCCTCTGCACGCCCGAGGTGACCTCGTAGCGTCCCACCTAGATCTCCCTCCACTCCGTCCTCGGCTCTTCCGGCTCCTCCTCCGGCCCGGCCCCGCGCACGCGCCCGTCCTCGATGACCACCGTGCAGGTCTCGTCATCGGCCACGCGGGTGCCTATCACCTGCAGGCCCTCGCGCTCGGCCCACTCGCCGAACTCCGCCAGCGTCCGCGGGTCCATCTGCTCGAGCTTGTCGACGAGCACGAACCCGCACTCGGGCTTGGTGGCCCTGACCACGGCGGTGGCCACGCGCAGCTGCTCGGAGCCGCTCATGTCCGACCAGGAGTGCCCGCCGAGGGTGATGCGCCCGTCCTCGGACACGCCCATGCCCTCGAGCGGCAGCTCCGCGCCGTCCAGCAGGGCCATCCTCGCGGCCTCGGCGTCGGCCACGGACCGCGCGGCGGCCTCGTGCTCGGCCTCGGCGGCCCGGGCCGCGTCCTCGGCCCTGCGCCACGCCTCGTTCTCGCGCACCATCTGGTTCGCGCGCTCCGCTCCGTCCATCTCGCGCATGACCTCGGAGACGTCCTCGTCGACGCAGGCCCCGGCGGCGGAAGCCGCGTCCGCCTCGGCGGCCGCCGCGCCCTCGTAGGCGGCCTCGGCCTCGGCCAGGCGGCGCTGCGCCTGCGTGACGGCCTCCTTGGCGCGCCCCAGCGCCTCGTGCGCCCTCTCGGCAAGGTCGCGCAGGCGCTGGTTCTCCGCGTTGGTCCTCATGGCGGCCTGCTGGCGCGCCATCAGCTCGGCCACCGAGACGGCGCGCTCGGGGGCGTCCTCGTGGCGAGGCATCCCGTCCGCCGCCACCCTCAGGCGCCTGGCCTCGCGCCCCGCCTCGGTGCGTGCCTGCCTGGCGTCGGCCACGCGGGCGTCGGCGCGCGCCAGCTCGTCGCCGATGCCCAGCGCCTGCAGGAGCATCTGGCTCTTCCTCCGGTCGTCGGCCTCCATGAAGCGCGGCACGTCGAGCGCCAGCTGGCTCACGAACTCGTCCAGCAGCCGCTGGCCGCCGCGCATGCCGTTCGGGTCGGTCACGCGCAGGGCGCCCGCCTTGCCGCGCCGTTCCACCACCAGTCCGTTCGACAGCTCCACGTGCAGCCTGGCCGGGGTGGCCGAGCCGTCGCGGTCGGGGCGGTCCGGGCGCATCCTCTCGCCGCCAAGCGCCCACGCGATGGCGTCCAGCACGCTCGTCTTGCCGTTGCCGTTGGCCCCGCCGATGACCGTCAGGCCGCTCTCGCTCGGCTCCAGGGCCACGGCCCTGACCCTCTTGACGTTCTCCAGCTCGAGGCTGTTGATCTTCACGCTCATTTCTCCTCCTCGTATAGCTCGCATCCCTCGTCCAGCTGCATGAGTCGCCAGCCGGGGACCTGCCCCGGGTTGATGCAGACGCCGAGCTCGTCAATGATCGCGTCCGCCGCCCTGCCGCACGCCTCCTGGCAGCCGGGCGCGTGCCTGAGGACGCGCGCGACCGGCCACTTGTCCTCGGGGCCGAGCCCGCGCCACCACCTGCAGGCGGCGCAGGTCTCGGACATGGGGCGCGGCTCACGCTCGCCGCGCCTGATGTCTGGGTCCCCGTTGAAGAAGACGTCAGGCGGGCAGGTCTCGAACCAGGGGTCACTCATCGGCCTCGACCTCCCCGGCCCACGCGGCGGCTATGTGGCGGGCCACCGGGAGCCTCCCCTTGGCGTGGTGCAGGCATATGCCCTCGTCGGCCGCAAGCGCCCTAAGCTCGGCCTCCGAGAAGGTCGCGGCGAGGCTCTGGGCCTCCTGCTCGACGTCATCGCTCATCGGCGTCACCGTCAAGCAGCTCGAGGATGCGTATCAGGCAGTCGATTGCCTTCTCGGCGTCGCCCCTGGGGTTATCCTTGCCCCACATGCGCCAGAGGTACTTGAATGCGCACCTCCACCACCAGCCCTCGTCCTCCGTGCGCCCGCGCACCGAGGGCTGCGCGGAGGCCGACTCCATGGCGCGTGCGCACGTGACGAGGCCGTCGCCGGCGTAGTGGGCCGGCACGTCCGAGACGAGGGAGTCGAGTCCGCGCCAGCGGTCGAGCGCGCGCTCCATGAGCGCGTTGTCAAGACGCAGGTCGGCCAGCTCCGCGCGGGCCTTGACGAGGTGGCCCGCCGTGACGTCGTGGAGCCTACGCATGCGCTGGTACTCCCTGGCGCAGACGTCGCAGCGCCCGTCGCCGTACTCCACGTCCTCGTAGCGCTCCGCCTCGAAGTCTCTCTGGCCATAGAGCGCGTACCCCGCGGCGAGGTCCCTCAGCTGCCCGATCGTGATGACGAAGACCTCGTCATCCTTGGCGCCCCAAAGCTCGAACTTGCCCATCTAGGCCACCTCCATGTAGACCCTTGTGCCTCGCTGGCTGACCCTCACGCGGCCGTCCGAGGCCGCCCTGAGCGCCGTGGCCATGCGGTCCCCCTCGCGGCGGTCCGCGAGCTCGCAGACCGCGCAGGCGTCGCCCCCGTCCAGGAAGCCCGCCACTATCTCGCGGGCGCGGTCGGCCATGGTCGGCTTGCGGTCCGCGGACGGAACCCCGTCGCAGGCCCTGAAGTCGGCCAGGCTAGCCATCCTCGCGGTCTTCCCGGTCATCCTCGGCCTCCCTCCACTCCTGGTACATCTCCGCTATGGCCATGCCCAGCGAGCGCTGTACGAACGTCATGTCCCCCCACGTCATTCCATGCCTCCCACCACGGTGAACAGCAGCAGCATGAGGGCGACGAAGCGCCCCTCGTGTCCCTCGAAGACGCGCCGGCAGAGCCGGTCGCCCGCGTCCATGAGGGCGCCGAGCGTGTCTGCTAGAATCATTCGATGACCTCCTTAGGTCTCGGCCCCTGCTTGTCTTGGCGGACACGGGGCCTTTTTCGTGTCCTTCCTCACTGCCAGCTGCCCGGCAGCGTCGGCTGGCGGCAGAAGCGCCTCATGCACATCGCCACGCCCTTGGGCGTGAGCACGCCGTAGTGCTCGAGCCGGTCGCCGCCTGAGCGGTACACCGTGAACTCGCGCTCCACCATGTAGCCGCGGCGGATGGCCTCGGCGGTTGCGCGCAGCGTGCGCCTCTCGACGTAGCCGTGCTCCCGCAGGAGCTCGCGCAGCCTCCTCTCGCCCATGTCTCGGTCGAAGCTCTTGAGCATCTTGGCGGCGTCCCGGACGCTGATGAGGGCGTCGGACTCCATGCAGCGGTCGAAGAAGGCCGCCTTGGGGCGCAGCTCCTCGGCCTGCCTGCGCAGGGAGTCGTTCCTGTCCTCAAGGAGCTGGATCTTCTGGTTCGCCGCGACCATGCCGCGGGCGATGACGAGGTCGAGCGGCTCCTCCCTCGGCACCTCGTACGCGCCCTCGCGCCTGAGCGCTGGCAGCACCTCGTGGGTCACCCAGCGCTTGAAGGCCTTGGCCTCGGGCTTGCGGGAGCTGAGGACGAGGACGTAAAGACCAGGCTCGTTCACGGCCTGCATCTGCTGCTCGCCGCCGGGGGTGTCAGCTGAAATGACACCCTTCTCGTCATCGTCGAGACGAGCGAGCGCTTGGCGAGAATTGCCAAGGCCCAGCGCCGCGCAGACGTCCTTGGCCACGAACATCGGCTCGCCGTCCTCGCCGCGCACGGCGCGGACGGTGCCGAACTGGTCGTTGGTGAAGCTCTGAATCTCGTTCATGTCGTTCCTCCTTTCTGAAAAGGGCCCGTCCCCGGCCACCTCTGCCGGGGACGGGCCGCCGCGTCCGGGCGCTTGGGATACGCCACGGGCACGGCTCTCTCTGGCGCGTGGGCGCCGCAGCGGCGGCTGGTGGGGGCGGCGCGGAGAGGGTGCGCCTTCCAGCTGCCACGGCGGCGCCCACGCAAACTTGTTGCTCATCCAGAGCCCGGCGCCCCGCGCCGCCGGTACGGTCACGGGGATGCACGCCTGAGCTGGCAGAGGTCCGTGGGCGGGAAGCCCGCCATACCGTTACGGCGAAGGCGGCCACGCCGACGGCGCAGGGCGCCAGGCTCTGGGGTAGAACTGGTGGGCTTCTTGCTTCTGTGAGAAGCCCCAATCGCCTATGCATTTATCAAGGTTCAAATCAGTTCACGGCATAAGCTGCACCACCAAGCGGGGTGTCCCGCCTGCCGTTGGTGGATAGGTTGTTGGTTGGGGTTAATTACTGACGAAGCTCTTGGAGATCACAACCAAGCATGTCAGACAGAAGACAAACCTCGCTCCACGACCACTGATACGTGCCATCAAGCCGATTGTTAAGGGTTTGAGGCGTCATATCGAGCATAGAAGCGAGGCTTTGCTTCGTATGCTCGGGCTTGAGGAGCCATGCTCCAATCTTCTCGTTAATGCGATTCAAATCTCTCACCTCCAGGCTTACGGATTGGTAACTGCTGACGTCAACAACCTTACGAGTTACCTTTCGGTAAGTCAACAAAAATATTTGCGGATTGGTAATTGTCTTTCGGAAAGACTAGAATTCTGGTCACGGACTACGAGAGGGGACATGATGCGATTCGGTGAAGCTCTTAGTGTTGCAATGGACCAGCGCGGAATGTGCGCAAAGGATGTCTGCGACATTAGTGGGGTCAATGCTCCCTATATCTCTCGCCTTTTGAGCGGCAAAGTTACTGACCCGACATGGACCAAGGCCTGCGCGATCATCTCTGCCCTCGACATGACCCCGGACGAATTCAGACAGCTCATGGACACCTCCCTCGACTAGCCCTTGACGCAATTTGACGTCACGCGGGCCGGCATCACCCTCGCCAACGCGGCCCCTCCACATAATTCCGCTCCGCTGTAAAACGCTAGCCGTTCCGCAAGGCAGTGAGGGGGTCTTCGCAAAGTGCTATGGCCAAGGACTTCTCGCCACGAAAACAGCTGGGCAGCGCGCCAGACAGAAGCGTTCCGGTTACGTGTCGTTATCGTTAACCTCTGAAAACCGTTGAAATTGGAGTTGAAATGAGCAAGAATGAAGCCAACAGAGCCGGGGACACCTCTCAACGATGTGGCAATTCCCCGGCCGTTTCTGTTTCTGGCCCCTTCGTCCCAAAGACGCAGCCACCGACGGTCCTCACGGAGGACGAGATAGTCGACAGGGTGTCCGCACTCGGCTACGTCGACGCCGAGACCGAGCAGGCGAGGTACTTCCTCAGGCACATCGGGTACACACACGCAAAGCCATACTTCAAGCGGTTTCCCCCGGCGAGCTTCGGCCTCGCCGTGGTGAGCGGCGCCATACGCTTCGACCGGCAGTTCCAGTCACTCCTCATGGAGTACATCGGCCTCTTCGAGCTGCAGTTCCGGACGCAGTACGCACAGGCCATGGCATCGGAGGGCGGCGCGTTCGCCCACCGCGACCCGTCCAACTTCAAGCGGCAGGACTGGCACTCGGACTCCATGAGGAGCTACGCCAAGGAGGCCAACAGGCAGTCGAGGCAGGGAAACGCCGCCGTCCGCGCGGCGATAGACACATACGGTGACCTCCCGGTGTGGGACGCCGTCGAGGTCATGAGCATGGGGACGCTCTCGAAGCTGTTCAAGAACACAAGGAGCAAGAAGGTCCGGAGGGCCGTCGCGGACTCGTTCGGAGTAAAGGAGGCCGAGCTGACGAGCTGGCTCGGCACGATCTCCTACGTGAGGAACAGGTGCGCCCACTTCGGAAGGCTGCTCGGAACGAAGCTCGTCTCGATGCCCAAGGCCATAGCAGGAGCGGGCATACCGACGAGCAGTCCTCTCTACGCCGTGCTGATACTGGAGAGGCTGCTGAGCACAGACCTCGAGTTCCGCGACGACCCCACGCTCATGTACTCGGCAAGCCTCGCGGCGGAGGCCTCTGCGCTCTGCTCAAGCACAGACCCTCGCGTGGCCGCCGCCTTCCTGCCACCGAACTGGAGGTCCGCAGTCTGCCGCGAGTCAATCGTCGGCAGCGCGGTCGTCCCAGCGTCGGCGTCTTCGCACAGGACTGTGTCAATGAGGTACCGGGAGGAGCGAGGCGGGACGAAAGCCACGGATTAGACCCGAACAAAAAACGCCCCGGCGCGTCCAGGAAGACGCCACGCCGGGGCAGACCCCAAGGAGGTCAGAAAAGATTATGGCACGAAAGAACACTAGGAAGTGCGTCATCTACGCCCGCTTCAGCTCCGAGCGCCAGCGCGAGGAGTCCATCGAGGACCAGGAGCGCGTCTGCCGCGAGTGGGCGGCCCGAGAGGGCTGGGAGGTCGCGGGCGTCTACGCCGACCGCCACATCAGCGGCCGCACGGACAGGCGCCCGGAGTTCCGCCGCATGATATCGGACGCGGCGCACGGCGGGTGGGGCGCCGTGGTGGTCTACAAGCTCGACCGCTTCGCCCGCTCGCGCGCGGACTCCTCGCGCTACAGGGCGCGCCTCAGGGCCGAGGGCGTGCGCCTGCTGTCGGCCACCGAGTCCATCCCGGACTCGCCCGAGGGCATCATCATGGAGAGCGTGCTGGAGGGCTTCGCCGAGTACTACAGCGCGGCGCTCTCGCAGAACGTCAGGCGCGGCATGAACGGCAACGCGCTCAAGCACAAGGCGAACGGCGTGAGGGTGCTGGGCTACCGCACGGCGGCGGACGGCACCTACGAGCTGGACCCGGTGGAGGCGCCCATCGTGGCGGGCGTCTTCTCCAGGCTGGCGGCAGGAGAGGCAAAGGCGGACGTGAGGGACTGGGCCATCGCCCAGGGACTGAGGACGGGGAGGGGCAACGTGTTCACGTACGACGCGATGCGCAGGATGGTGAGCGACGAGCGCTACAGGGGCGTCTACCACTTCGGGGACGTCCGAGACGAGGGAGGGATGCCGCGCATCGTGGACGACGCCACGTGGTACGCGGCCTCCGAGAGGCACGCCACCATGCCGCGCAAGTACGCCTTCCCCCTCTCCGGCAAGCTCTTCGACGTGGAGAGCGGCAAGCCCTTCAGGGGCACCGGCGGCACCAGCAGCACCGGCAGGCGCTACCTCTACTACGGCGTCCCCGTGGAAGGCGGCCACGAGTGGCGCGTGGCCAAGGAGCTCGTGGAGAGCACGGTCACGGACGCTCTCGCCCAGTGCTTCGCCGAGGAGGAGACGCGCATCGCCCTGGCCGAGTTCGCCCACGAGGCGCTGAGCCAGGCGTCGGGGGCAGACACGGACTCGATGGAGACCCGCCTGGCCGAGCTGTCGAAGGCCAACGACAACATCCTCAGGGCCATCGAGGCCGGCGTCGTGCCGGACGGGGCCAAGGAGCGCCTGGACGCCATCAGGCGCGAGAGGGCGGACGTGGAGGCGCGCCTGTCGAGGGCACGTGCCGAGGTGCCCAGCGTGGAGGATCTCGAGGAGTTCGTCGCCACCCAGCTCTACCGGCAGGACCCCGAGCGGCTCATGCGCCACGCCGTCTCCCGCGTGGACGTCGACCGCGAGACCGGCGACGTGTCAATAAAAATCCCCTGGCACCGTGGGATGCCAGGGGACTTCGAGACGGGAAGCGAAGTTCTCCGTCGTAGCGTGTGGTGGGCGTTACAAGATTTGAACTTGTGA